ATTACTTGTACAATATTGATGTTCCACATAATAATAGCATTGAACGTTCGGGACATGTTGCGGAATCTGGTAAAAAAATAGTCTGCAGAGCTAATAAACTTGGTTTATCAGTTAATGGACATGGATACGAGGAATAATAATGTCTCAAAATTTGACACAACAAATAATTACGATTGCACCTAATTCTGGTAAGATTAAAATTGGTGGAACAGTCGCAAAAAACGATTTATTGTCATTAGATGAACACACTGGTAAAGCCAGAGTTGTTGAAGTTAGTGATTATGCTGCTGTAGGTAATGTAAATCTTGGAACAGATTTGACTGGTGTATCTTCTGGAGAGATAGTTCCACAAACATTAATTTCCACATATTCTATGAATTCAAATATTCAATATGGGGATTTTGCTATTCTTCGAGATTCAGCAACTGCCAATTTATTTATTTTAGTTCCTGCTGATAATATTGGACAAGGCACATCATTATATAAATTTAGACCAAACGGTGAAGTAATTGGGTATGTTGATATTGATACTTTGAATTCTGCTGCATATCAAAATAGATGGATTTTAGAATTATCTAATGGAAATCTTTGTGTTGTTACGGTAATAGGTAATGCCGCCACAATAAAGTTTGCAATCTATGATAAAAATTTAAATCTGGTAAAAGCATTAACGACAGTAACTAACACATCTTCAGCCACTTGGTATTTTTCCGCAATAAAGCTTTCCAGTGGTGGATTTGCTATAGTCTACAATGATTCTGTAACTACTAGAGAAGTTAGAGCAGTTACTTATGATAATGCCGGAACAGTGGTTACCGCTAACTTTTTGGTGTGGTCTAGACCTGGCACTCCTGCTTACAGTAATTTAACAGTTAAAGAATTATCTAATTCAAATCTATTCATTGCAATAAACAGTACTGACACTGGTTCTGGTTTTGGTCTTTATTATGCAATTTATACTCAAGCTGGTGTTCAAGTTAAAGCGGCAACAAATTTGGAAACCACCAATATTTCTTCGGTAATACAAGATCCTACTGTTGATGTTATTGCTGGAACTGTTTGCATTAGTAGAAGGAACGGAACTAATCAAATGGCATGGGTGCTGGATAATGCTGGAACCGTACAGGGCGCAGGATTTACTACTGCCAATACATTAGTACCATTACACTATAAAGAAAGATTATTAAATGATGGTACAAACTATTATTTGATTTGGCAAAGATCGACAGATTCTAAATTTGCAATAACAAAGATTCCGGTAACCGGAACAAATTATGTAACTGCAACTTTAAATCCAGGTCAATATAATGTTTTCTTTGATGCATTTTATGATATCGATGGATTTATCGTAGTAAATTCTACAGATGCTTCAAATGATAAGAATCATTTTTGGGTAATAGATTTATCCACTCTCACATTAGTTTATTCTGGAATGACAGATTATGGTATTGATCCAGTAACTAATGCTGGAAATGCAATCAAAATTATTGGTGGTGGCGATAAAAGTTTTATATCCATGTACACAGAAAATGGGACACCTACAGGAACTTTTTTATGTATAGGGAAATATGCAAAAACCGCAATTATGGGAGCTGCTGAAAGTAGTGGTGTTTTAGATGATTCAATATCTTTCAAATCCACTGCAGGTTTTTATGAAATTAATCCGGTTAAAGGATCATTAACTAAAGCTTTTGACATGAGTACAAATACTTTAGTTGGAAACAAAGGAACCATTATTAAAACTGGTTCAGCAGTTCTTAAAGGTATTGGAGTATAAAATGCTAAAGCTTAGAAATATATCTACAGGAATAGTTGTTGATTCTTTAAAAGAACCAACTTTTTCTAATGGTACTTGGGATGGTGGAAATATAAGAATAGTTGATTTCCGCAAAACACAATATGAATTGGTTGATGTTCCTGATGTAAATGATTTAACGGTATCTCCAATTAGATTTAAATTGTTATTTACGGCAACTCAGAGAATAGCTGCGAGAACTTCAACAGATCCAATTGTACAAGATTTCTTTAATCTTTTGGAAGATCCTAGATTAGATCAGGTTATTCTTCCTTTGTCTAGCACAGTAAATGCATTAAGTTATTTGGTTAGTATAAATATCCTCACTGAAGATGAAAAGAATAGAATTTTGAGTAATACATTACCACCTTAGAGGAATACATGAATCTAACAGATTTAATAACTGTACCAGAATATATTTTAACATTACCGATTTCAAAAGAAAAGATAAAATACAGATCATTCTTGGTCAAAGAACAAAGAGTTTTACTACAGGCTCAGGAAGAAAAAGAAGAAAAGCAAATTATTAATTCTATAATTTCTATTCTAGAAGCTTGTACTTTCAATAAAATTGACATTCCGGCAATGAATGTCACGGATTTTGAATATTTACTTTTAAATATAAGATCAAAATCTGCCGGATCTAATATTAATATTAACGTTAAATGCAGTCATTGTCAACATCAAAATGAAATTAATTTTTCTATCGATGATATTAAATTGACAGAACCTGAAAAAGTTGATAATCCAATTTGTATTGAAGAAGGATTTTATATTGAAATGCAATTCCCTTCGACTGAAAGTTTATTGAGTTATGATAAAAATTCTAAAGAAGAACAAAATTTAAATATTGTAAAATCCTGTCTCAAATCAATAATTCATAATGATAACATTTATCCATTAGAGAATTATTCTTCAGAAAAAATAGCTGAATTCATCGATCAATTAACTTCTGCCCAATTAAATAAGTTAATAAAATTTATTGAATCAATTCAAACCAATTATCTTCCGGTTGATTTCAAATGTATCAAGTGTGGTGAAAAGAATTCAATGAAATTTTCTGGATTATTAGAACTTTTTACTTAGCTCTTTCTCACGAATCACTGGCAAATTATTACATTGTAACTACTGAGCTGGTTCGAAAATTCAACTTTAGCTTAACCGAAATTAATAATCTTTTGCCATTTGAATTGGAAATTTATGTTTCCCTTTTAAATAAAAGTGTTGAGGAAGAGCTTAAACAACAACAAGAATAAAACTAAGAATTCATTTTTAATAAATATTTAAAAGTTTAAAAAATGAATTCAAATAATTAAGGAGTTTAAAGCATGGCTTTCTACGTTGCCCCTTCGGTGAATGTGATTGAAAAAGATTTATCTGGAATAGTTCGTGGTGTTCCAACATCTACCGGAGCTATAGCCGGAGTGTTTAACTGGGGTCCTGTAAATACTCCGATTCAAATTTCAAATGAAGAAGAACTGGTATCAATGTTTGGTAAGCCAGATAATGATACCGCCGATTATTTTATGACTGCTTCTGATTTTTTATCCTATTCCCAAAATCTTTTGGTGACAAGGGTTAAAACCACAGCAATGAATACAGCAAATGGTTTAGGAGATACATCTTTTCTGATTGAAAATGATGATGTATTTCATGCTACTGCAAGCACAATATTAGATGATGCTGGTGCTTTCTGTGCCAGATTCCCTGGAACCATAGGAAATTCGATTTCGGTATCTTTGTGTGATGGAACTGCATTTTCTAAAACATTAACCGGAACAATAGCTACGACTGCTTCCAGTGCTGCTATTGTTGGAACCAGCACACTTTTCCTGAAAGAATTGACTGTTGGATCTATTTTAACTTTCACTGCAAATTCAGTAGATTTTGTCCTGAGTGTTGTTACTATAACTGATGATACTCATTTAACTTTATCAGCAGCAATTCCTGCTGGTGGAGGTTATACAGTTTCTGGTATTACTGCAATAGGTAAATGGCAATATGCAAGTGAATTCTCATACACACCTTCAGAAACCGGAACACAAGAACTTTTAAATACTTCCGGACAAGATGAATTGCATTTAGTTGTTGTTGATAAAAATGGAGTTATAACTGGAACTGCCGGAACAATATTAGAAAAATATATTGGATTATCGAAAGGAACTGGAGCTAAAACTTCAGCCGGAGAAAATAACTATTATGTTGATGTAATTAATTTAAGATCGATATATGTTTATGCAACTCAAGTTATTACAGATACCAATGTTGGTACTGATTTGCTTGGTGCTACTGGATCAGATCCTGGTGTTGCAGTTTCTTCAACTGCATTCAAAACAATGAATAGACCAGCAACGGTGAATTTAACTGCTGGTGTTGCGGATTCGACTGGATTTACTAATACTTCTTTCTTAGATGCATTTGATATTCTGGCCAATGATGAAGTTTACGATTTTTCTTTATTAATGCTTGGAAAGGCAAATTCAACGGTAGCTAATTATGCAATCGCTTCAGTAGCTGAATTGAGAAAAGATTGTGTAGTTTTTGTTTCTCCTGAAGATGTTTCTGATGCTTCTAAAATTATTGGAAATACTGATGTTGAAATTGGAAAATTGACTGCTTATAAAGATCAACTAAATGCCAGTTCTTATTATATGGCAGATAATGGTTATAAGTACATGTATGATCGTTACAATTCATTATATCGTTGGATTCCACTGAATGGAAGTATTGCTGGATGCTGTGCTAGAACAGATTTCGTTGCTGATGCATGGTTTTCTCCTGCAGGATTGAATCGTGGAAAGATTAAAAATTGTAGTAAATTAGCAGTTAATCCTAACAAAACTCAGCAAGCCACTCTTTACAATAAGAGTGTTAATTTTGTTATCAATAAAATAGGTGAAGGATTTGTTCTTTGGGGTGATAAAACTGGCTTGATCAAACCTTCAGCATTTGATCGGATTAATGTTCGTAGATTGTTTATTGTTTTGGAAAAATCCATTGCAACCGCTGCCAGATTCCAATTATTTGAAAACAATACTGTGTACACACGGGCACAATTCAAAGCTATGACGGAACCATTCTTGAGAGATATTCAAGGCAGACAAGGTATTACAGATTTTGCTGTTATTGTTGATGAAACGGTTAACACACCTGAAGTTATTGCTTCTAATACGTTCAAAGGTAAAATTTTGATCAAGCCAGTTTATTCTATCAATTACATTGAATTATCTTTTGCTGCTGTAGGTCCTAATGTTTCATTCAGTGAAGTTGCTGGTATAGCTTAATTGATACTACCTTATGTTTATAAATTAACTCATCGGGAAACTGGTGAGTTCTATATTGGATACAGAGCAGTAAATAAAGTTAGTTCTTTAGAAGATATAGGTTTTAAATATTTTAGTTCAAGTAAAAAAGTCGAGGAACTTGGATTTGAGAATTTTAATATTGAAATTATAGCTGAATTCTTTAAACCTGAAGTTGCTTATGAGTTTGAACAAAATTTGATTAGTGAAAATATTAAAGATCCTTTGTGTTTGAATAGAAATTATAATATCAATGGAACAAATCATTATTATGGTAAATTCGGAACAAAAATGTCACAAGATCAAAAAGATAAATTATCTAAATCAAGAATTGGATTAAAATTATCAGAAGAAGTTAAATCTAATATGAAACTTAAATATGATAGATATGGAAAAGAAAATCCATTCTACGGAAAGAAACATAAAAATTCCACATTAAACCAAATGAAGCAGAAACTTAGAATATTTTCACCTTCAGAAGAAATTATTATATATGCTAAATATAAGAGTGGGAAAGAAATAAAGGATATTGTTTTAGAATATTCTGACAGAATAAAAAGTGATAAATCTATTAGAAAGATACTTAGAAGATTTAGTATTATTGGAATAAATTGTGATAAAGATTATATGAGAAATCGAGGCAATTCAATTAATAAAATATTTTCAGATGAAGAAGAATTTAAAATTTTCATATCTTTTTCTTGTGGTTTAAGTAGAAGAAAAATTTTAGAGGTTTATTCAGATAGGTGTAGTAAAGCTACTATAAATACTATTATAACAAAATATAATAACAAATTTAATTTAACACAAGGGGTTGTAAGTCCATGAGTAATATAGATAATTTTAAAAGTGCATTAGTAGGTGGCGGACAAAGAGCAAATCAATTCCGGGTAGATTTAACATTTCCTGGAATTGTGTCCGGTGGAACTTCAGCTCCTGCGATAGCTTTGGCACAATTTTTCTGTTCTGCTTCTAGCTTACCTGGAAGTGATATAGAAAAAACTAAATTAACTTATCGTGGTAGAGATTTGCCTTTGCCGGGTGAAAGAACGTTTGAAGATTGGTCGATCACTGTTATCAATGATACCAATTTTGCAATTCATTCTGCATTTAATATTTGGAGTAATCTTATAAACAGTGTTAAGTCTAACACTGGTGTTACAAATCCAGCAACTTATTCTGCTGATATGTTTGTAACTGCATTGGATAGAAACGGTGCGGAAAATAAGCAATATAAAATTGTTGGTGCATGGCCAAGCAAGATAGGTGAATTGGAATTGGATTTCAAAAATAATGAAGTTCAGACTTTCAAAGTTTCCTTGACTTATCTTTACTGGCAATCAGATGTAATTGGTGGAACATAATTAGATGGATTTTTTTGGATTCACGATAACCAGATCTTCAAAAAAAGAAGAAGGTGTTTCTTTTGCACCGAAGATAACTGGTGATGCTATCACATTGGATGCAACAAATAGTTTTGCATCCAATGCAATTTTAGATCTTGAAAGTGCTTTCAAGACTGAAGAAGATTTAATCATTAAATATCGTGAACTGAGTTTATATTCAGAAGTTGATTCCGCTATACAGGAAATAGTTTCAGAAGCAATCACAGAAGATATTGATGGAGATATTATTGAATTAGATCTTTCCAATATTGATGAAGAATTACTTCCACAAGAATTGCACGAATCTGTTCAAGAATGTTTTAAAAGAATGTCTGCAACAATGCAGATAAAATCTAACTGTGCTGAGTTATTCAGAAAGTGGTACACAGAAGGAAGATTGATGTTTCATTCTATTATTGATCCAAATAATATGAAACTTGGTGTATTAGAATATCGATACATTGATCCAATTAATCTCAAAAAAATTAATGAAGTTGAAAAAGAAAAGTCTACCACAACTGCGGTAGATCTGTACAGAGGAAACAAAGAATATTATATCTATGTTGAAAATGGAGCTTCTTCGACTCAAGGTTTGAAAATATCTTCAGATACAATAGTTTCCACAAATTCCGGTTTAATTGATGGAACTACAAAATTAACTTTAAGTTATTTACATAAAGCTTTAAGACCTGCTAATCAATTGAGAATGATTGAAGATGCTAACTTAATTTATTTTATGACAAGAGCACCTGAAAGAAGAATTTTTGAAATTGAAGTTGGGCAGCTTACAGCTTCAAGAGCTGATTCTTATGTAAAAGAAGTTATGAATCAGAACAGAAATAAAAGTTCTTATGATTCTGTAACTGGTGAACAAAAGGAATCAAAAAGATTCATGTCCATGGTCGAAGATTATTGGATACCAGTTCGTGATGGCAAAGGTGTAAAAATAAATAATCTTGCTGGTGGTACTCAATTAACACAGCAATTAGAATCAATCAATTATTTTAAACAAAAATTATATAAATCTCTGAATATTCCTTTATCAAGAATTGATTCAGCTAATGCATTTAATCTTGGAAGAGCTACAGAAATTACAAGGGATGAAGTTAAGTTCTCAAAATTTATTTCTTCACTTAGAAGAAAGTTCTCAATAATTTTTCTGGAAGCATTGCGGGTTGAATGCATATTAAGTGGAGTTTTGACTTTAACCGATTGGGAAAAGATCGAAGAATTCATTAATATAAATTTTGCCAAAGATAATCACTTCACTGAATTAAAAGAATTGGAAGTATTTGAAGCTAGATTAGACATACTTGATAAAGCTAAATCATATCAAGGAAAGTTTTTCTCTAAAGAATATCTTGCTTTGAATGTACTTGGTCAAACTGAGGATGAGTTTAAAGAAGAACAAGAAAAAATAAGATTGGAAAAAGAGAACAATCCAACTCAAGATGAGGAATCAGAGGATGATAACGGTGATTTTGGTGGTTCTTCAGATTTTGGTTCTGGCAGGTTTGGTGGTAATACTTTCAGTGGATCTGATTCGGAATCCAATTTGGATGGAGCTGATCAAGAAAATCCAGAACAAGGTATCGACACTTCGGGGATTGAATCAGAACCAATAGAAGAACCTGACGAAACAGAACCAGAAAAGGAAAATCAATAAAATGACTTCACAAGAAAAATTGGTACAAGCCATTATAGAAAATAAAAAAATTGAACAAGAAGAAATGTTTAATTTTTTGATGGCACAAAAAGCTATCAGTGAATTGGATTCTTACAGAAAAAATATAGCTCTTAAACTTTTCAATAAGAAATAAAAATGACTGCTATATCAGTTGAAGTAATAAAAAATACAAATTTGGAATCAGTGATTAAATGCACTGGAACTGGTTCCATTAGTATTCTGTTGTCTTCCTTAATATCCAGTTGTCAAAAAAATTGCAGAACAACTTCAGGAGATAATTTTGTTACCTTAAATTCTGATGCTGATATTGTTGGAATTGTTGTTGGTGGAACTATTACTGGAACCGGAATTCCTGCGAATACGTTGGTAACAGATATAAAGCCAAAGAAAATAACTTTGGATAAAACTGTCACCGCAACTAATTCAATTGTTTCCCTAAATTTTGAATCTCAAGTTTTAATAGATCCAGAACTTATTATAACAAAAATTTACTTTTCTACCTTCACTGGAATAATTCTAAAGTCTTCTAGTACAGATTCGATTGTTCAATTAAATGGAACTGGCCATTGGTGCTTAAATAATATGGCTATTGTTGACGGAATAACCACTGAAGTTATTGTGGAAACCACAGCAGATGATACAGCAATAATTGCATTTAAGAAACAAGGCAATTGGGGTAATGATAACTATTCTTATGGGAATGCATAATGTCTGAAGGTTTTATAGGTTTACCGGAAGTTGATGGTCAATGGCTATCAAATCCAAAAAAGTTTCTAACCATAATGAAAAACACCAATACCGAAGCTGTGTTAAAAATCATCGGAGCGGGTTCATTATCTTTTGATGCAACTAACTTATTGAAAAGAGTTACTAAAAAGATAAATATGGTTAATGGTTCGAATGTTGTTTATATTTCAGAATCTTATGATTCAGTTGGAATAGTGACAAACGGAAAAGTCACTAATGGTGATCTGACTATATCTGAAAATGTATTATCTATACAGGGAAGAAAAATAACCATTAATAATCCTGTATCTTTGGCTACACAAGATAATTATCAAGTGGAATTTGATTCTCAGGTTCTTGTAGATCCTAGAATGGATATAAGTAAGATTTATTTTTCTACAGGAACTGGATCTTCTATTGAAATTTATCGTGGTGGAGATTTAATTTTAAGTCTTAGGGGAACCGATTTCTGGGACTAGAGTGATCTTTATATAAATCAAAACAATGATCAGACAATTCAATTTGTTA